AACGGTCCAGGTTCGGGGTTTCCCTACCCTACTATTCACCACTCATGAAGAGGCGGGGTGCTTGACGGGATTTGAACCCTGGGCACCTTGCGGTGCTACAGTTTTCAAGACTGCTCGCTTCGGCCGCTCGCGCACCCCGCCATTTTCAGTTTGACACTGAGTGCCCCCAGTAGGACTCGAACCTACGACCCGCCGATTAAAAGTCGGCTGCTCTAACCAACTGAGCTATAGGGGCGTTTCCTCACCCGGACCTTTAGCACGCGCTCCGCGCAATAAACGCAAGCGGTGGAACAATCCGGGCGGCTGTAGGTGAGGGGCTACAGCTCCCCGCACACCTCCACTACCAAACTGTAAGCGTAACCGTGAAGCGAACCCAGCGCCAGACTCACGCGCCAGGTATCCGCTATCACGAAAACACGCTTTAGTTTAGTGCAGCCACGTGTTACCGAGGGCGGTGCGCACTGTGGGCCGTGCAAGACTTGCACTTGCGGTGTGGACTGGTTACCTGTGCCCGATTTACAGTCGGGTGCCTTCGCTGCTCGGCCAACGACCCAGGAGACACGAGAAAGACCGGAGTTAGGAGATGAGTATAGGACCAGTCTCCCTCGCGTCAGCTCCGGCGGCAGGACTCGAACCTACAACCCTACGATTAACAGTCGCTTGCGCTGCCAATTGCGCCACGCCGGAATAAAACACTATGTAGTTCTCGCAGCGTCCGCCCGGCGGGAATCGAACCCGCACCACCCGCTTAGGAGGCGGATGCTCTGTCCGTTGAGCTACAGGCGGCTCAACTGGCCGCACCACTCCTGGCGGCGCGACCGCTTATGAGAGTAATTGTATCATGTTATCCACTCGCACGCAACAGCACACATTTTCGCGCCGCCAGTCGAACACGCGCGAGCGGTTACATTGGCTTACCCAACACCAATAGCGTAACACCACATAACCAGCCCAGTCAACTACGACATGAGTGAACCACACCACATAAATGTGAGGAGCAGTCTCCTCAATCCGCACCCGCGCGACGACAGACACGCGCGCCACGCGGCACACGCGAGCCGTCACCGCCATGTGGCGACAGAGGCACACGCAACAGACAGGTAAAAGGAAAGCCCGCCCCGCGAGAGCCATAACAGCTTACTCGCGGGGCGGGCTTGCTCACCCTAGCGGACTATCGCCTCAGCTAACGACGAGCGTCAGCGACGACGGCGACGAGCGGCAACGAGAGCCGCGACACCACCGGCCAGCGCGGTCGCAGCAACACCCAGAATACCAGCGTCGGCACCCGTCTTAGGCAGCTGACCGGCAGCGGCCGGGGCAGACGGCGCGGGAGCGGGAGTAGAGGGCTTCGGCTGCTCCGGGGTCGGCGTAGCCGACGGCGCAGGCTTAGGCTCCTCACCCTTCGGGGTCTCAGGGGCGACCGGCTTGTCCGGGGTCGGCGTGACGGGCTTCTCGGGAGACGGCTCGGTCGGCTTCTCCGGGGTAGGCTTCGGCTCCTCGGGCTTGTTCGGCTCAGGAGTGACCGGCTTCTCCGGCTCAGGTGCCGGAGTCACCGGCTTCTCAGGGGTCGGCTCAGGAGTAGGAGTAGGCTTCGGCTCCTCGGGCTTGTTCGGCTCCGGCGTCACCGGCTTATCGGGAGTCGGCTCCGGGGTAGGAGTCGGCTCAGGAGTAGGAGCAGGCTTCGGCTCATCCGGGGTCACGGGCTTCTCCGGCTCCGGCGTCACCGGCTTATCGGGAGTCGGCTCGGGAGTAGGAGTAGGCTCGGGAGTCGGGGTAGGCTTCGGCTCATCCGGGGTCGGCGTCACCGGCTTATCCGGAGTCGGCTCCGGTGTAGGAGTCGGCTCCGGGGCCGGGGTCACGGGCTTCTCAGGCTCCGGGTCAGCCTCAGTGTCCGCACCAGAGTCACCCTTGGCGCGCCACGTTGCTGTCGCAGAGACTTCCTGCTCGTTAATCACGGCGGTGTTCACGAACTTCTTGGAGTCGCCGGTCTGCTTAATCGACACGCGGCACGTCCAGTCGCCCTCGCCAGTGGCGGGAGCAACAGCCGTAATCTCAGTCTTGTCGGCGTTCAGCTTGTTCGCCGTAGCCTTGGTTGTGTTCGCCCAGTTACCGTCGTTCGTGCAGTAGAAAGCACTGCCGAACGTGGCGTTAGCACCCTTCTCGACCGCCTTTAGCGCGGTGCCAGGGGCAACCGTCGCCTGGACGTACCCCTTCATCACGTAGTGGCCCGCATCATCCTTACCAGCCGCGTACATGTACTTGTCTGCGCCGGTGTGGAACGCCTCACCAACAACGCCCTTACCCAGGCTGATGTCGTAAGAGGTGCCGTCAACAGTGATGGTCGTGGACTTCTTACCCACGGCATCCTTGTTCACCTCAAAATTGTACTCAACAAACGCGTTGTTGAGCGTCCCGTTACCACCGAGAGTGTTCACACCCTCATCAATGGTGAACGTAAACGTCGTACCACTGATCTTAGCGGTACCGATCTCCTTGGTGGAACCGTCCAGGGCGGTAGCCTTCAACTTAATGCCAGTCAGGCCTGTCGGAACCTGTAGGCCGGGACCGAGGTCAGCGGTGAACGTCGCGCCCGGAGAGACGTTCTTGCCCGTATAATCAATACGGACAGAGAAATTGTTACCCACGGAAACGGTGTCGTAAGGTCGAGTGACCTTGACACTCTGAATAGACAGGCCGCCCGTCGCGGTGGAAGCGCCCGGCGTAGAACCAGTCACACTGTTGATACCGTTCGCAGACGACTCGGCGGGAGCCGGAGCCGGACCCTCAACGGGAGCAGCATACGCGGCAGACACGCCAAGGCCACCGGCAGCGACCGCGAGAGCCGCGCCAGCAACAAGAGTACGCGTCGCCTTACCGGCCTTGCCAGTGATAGAAACGGGGAACTTCAAGAGATTCTTCTCCTTCATTGTCGGTTCTTGCGCCTCCAACAGCACCACCGCACACCCAGTCGCCCCGCCCCACCCATCCTATCGGGCGAGAAAACTCAACGGGAACAACCAGGCACACAAAAACGTGCGGCAAACTGCCAGAAACGTCCATTACACGGTAAACGATAAACGACAACCACGGTCGCCGTCAAATGTACACCCGCACAAACTTGCATGAACCACGTCACAGTAGGAGCGGGAGCACTCACGAAACGCACACCACACAATAGCCGACAAACAAAACAAACCGCAACAAACCAGCAACATGCGACAGAGCAGGACACAGCCGACAAACAAACAGCCAAGCGGGCACACCGCGACGCACGTAGTAAAACACCCCACCAGAAACAAATCGCGCAACACGCACACACCACCACACGCCATTCACAAAGCCAGGCGCGCACAGATAAACACACACGCAGTCCCAGCGAACAACACCGCGCGCTAGAGTACAAGGAAACCCCGCAACTGCACCCGCATCGAGTACAGTCACGGGGTATCCCGTCATCGCCTACGCCCCAGCGCCGACACGCACGGAAACCACACCATCCCCAAACAGGGGATCGCGCGTTCCCGACCCGCACGCGACAGCACCAGCAGCGGCCAGACCGTAGATAAACGGGAGATACCCGAACACCCCCAGAGGGAACATCCGCCCACGCGGCGCGACAACCACGCGAACACGGTCCAGACAAGGAAAAGAGAGAAGCCCACGCCCCGCCCGCCAGAGCAAAGGCGGGGGAAGCCCCAACAGACAGGAGCGTGAACCCCAGCGGACAGCAGAGGACTCGAACCTCACCCACAATCACGTGAGCGAACCGATTAGCAGTCGGGCCCTGCACCTCGCAGGATTACTGTCCAAAAAGAGGGAAACAAAACAGCCATCGAGCACGCGCAGCGCGCAACAAGAACCCGCGCACCATCCGCCAAACGTAGGACACCAACGCCCCACGGGCGGCACCAACCACAGGGCTACACGCCCCAATGTCGGCCACAACACGCGCACACGCGCACTCGTATTAAACCGTTTCGCTTCCCCCTAGTACCAGTCGTGGGACTCGAACCCACACGCCCAACCGGGCACCCGCTTTTGAGGCGGGCGTGTCTACCATTCCACCACACTGGCCTTGTAAGCGCTCCACCGTTTTCTACGGGGCGCTAGTACCTCCGGTGGGACTCGAACCCACACACCCCAACGGATACCTGATTTTGAGTCAGGCGCGTCTACCAATTCCGCCACAGAGGCCAAAGAAAGGGAGCGGAAACAAACGCGAGCAACAACCACGCGACCACAGTGCGCCCAACCAGCGGGACACACGCACACCAGCCGCACCATCGGCCAGCCCAACCCGCGTGCGCGGACACTCTCAACCGGCCCACCCAGACCGGCCCAACTTACTCACCAACACCGAGAGCACCCTGGCGCAAACACCCAAGCGCCACCCGCACACACCCAGCGCACCACCAATGCCGCCACACACCCCAGCGTGACAGCACCCGCAGCCGCGAGCATCCCCGCGTTGTTTCCGCTCCCCGGTCGGCGTAGCAGGACTTGAACCTGCGGCCTCTTCGTCCCGAACGAAGCGCGCTACCAAACTGCGCCACACGCCGAAAACGGGGAAACGAACTTCTCTTTTCCACTATTCAGTTCAGTTTTCCTCTTGTTGGTTCCAACTGTAGCACGCTCACGCGCCACTGTCAACACCAGAGCCGGATGGGGGACTCGAACCCCCAACACCCAGTTTACAAGACTGGTGTTCTGCCAAATTGAACTAACCCGGCGAGCCACGTCCCACCCATCATAACACGAGTGGAACGCGAGCGGCAAGAGGAAACTCCGAAAACCTCTGCCGCTAGTGCGCCCGGTGGGAGTCGAACCCACACGCCGCAAAGGACACCAGAGCCTAAATCTGGCGTGTCTACCAATTCCACCACGGGCACATTAACGTATTCAATTTTCGCAAGGCCACCCCCGAAAGGCCAGCCAGTGCGCCCAGTGGGACTCGAACCCACACACCCCAACAAACGGGGCACCGGACTCTCAATCCGGCGCGTCTACCAACATTCCGCCACAGGCACTATACACCCAGCCAGTCCCGGAGGACGACTGGGAACTATGAGAACACAATATCGCGCACATCAGCTCGCGCGCAAGCCGAAAAGCGTGACCCCACGCCACCGAAGCAAACGCCACACCGGACGCACACCGCGAAAGCAAGAGGCACTACCATGCTCCGTGGGCCGTGCAGGACTCGAACCTGCGACATCCTGGCTCGTAACCAGGCGCTCTGTCCGCTGAGCTAACGACCCATAAGCGGGGCAGCGGGACTCGAACCCGCCCGCGCCACCCGTGTACATCAAGTGGTGCGCATACCAAAACTATACCCCTGACGAAAACACGCCCAGCTAAACCCTGTGGAGGCCAACCCACAGCGCTCAACAGCGCCCATTTCCGCACGCGAACAATGTCGCGCTCTGCGCCGGGAATCGAACCCAGCCCGATCATCCCGAAACACCGGAATGGCACTGAACACCCCAAAGAGGGCCGCTCTCCCACTGTGAGCTACGCATTGTGGACTGTGCAGGACTTGAACCTACGGCCAACTGGGTGTAAACCAGACGCTCTACCAACTGAGCTAACAGTCCAGAAACGCGAACGTCACACGCAACCTCGCAGGCGATCAACCCCGCTCAGCAAACGTGATCAGAACGCGCACGCAAACTCAGCTTGTGACGCGTACACAAAACCTTTGTTTGCGCTCTGCGACGGGACTCGAACCCGCAACCTCCGGGCTTTCTGACCCGGTGCTCTACCTATTTGGAGCTACGCATTGTGGACCGTACAGGAATCGAACCTGTGACCCTCGGCGTGTGATGCCGACGCTCTACCATCTGAGCTAACGGTCCAAAAGCCAGCCTGTCTGGACTGGCCCACGCGGACCCCTTAGCCGCCCCGTGGAGTCAGACACCCCCACGGGAGCCTCGGGGCTGGCCCGCGCTCTGCCTCCCTACCCCGCCGGGAGTACCCACTCACATCGTGTGGGCCTTAACCGGCGGTATCGGGCGCATTGTGTAACGGCGAGAATCGAACCCGCTCACATGCGCATGTCTGCGCAAGCGACCACACCAGTGGCGCTACTTAGGAGGCGGTCATCACCTCTCCTCCCGCGCCCGCCGCGCACCCGCCGACTCGTGGTTATCAGCCATTAGTCGGTGTGCGCTCGAAAATGACGTGCGCTACCAGAGGTTGCGGGAGTGGACCCACGCTAACCTCAGTGGACCGTACAGGAATCGAACCTGCGACCTTCTGTGTGCAAAACAGATGCTCTACCAACTGAGCTAACGGCCCAAAGCGTGGGAGCTACCCACGTTCCGAGAACTACCTAGTATTACGTTCTCTACGCCACGGGAATTGAACCCGTCTCCTTTTTGGGCTTTGCCAATTAAGCTACACCGGCCTTTGCGGGGCCAGTGACGGGACTCGAACCCGTAACTTCTACTCAGGTCACCAGATTGGCGCTGTGGGTCTCGACAGAATCGAACTGTCATCTCTTCCGCACTCCGGCGGACAGCTTTACCCGGAGAGTCGCTTAGCGGGCCTAGAACACCGCCTTGCTTCCTCTAATTAAGCTAGAGACCCTTATTGTGTTATTTCAGCTCTGCATCCCGGAGTCGAACCGGGGTCGCATCAGGCAAATGCCCGCTGGTCTACCGTTGACGTATGCCGCAGAGCTTTTAGCCGAAACCACCAGCCGCGAGGACGCCAGCCCCCGCGATACCAACTTGGTTAAGATTGGCATCTGTCGGCGTAGCAGGACTTGAACCTGCGGCCTCCCGCTCCCAAAGCGGGCGGTCTACCAAACTGACCTATACGCCGTTATGTTGTTATCGTATCACTGTTCGCAATTGTTGTCAAGTCGTGAGCGCCCCTCCCGGTTCCTTCCCAAGGCCGTGCCTTTTCGGCTGGCCGCTTGGAAGCCCTGTGAGAGGGGCCGCTCTTATATGACCCTCAATCACTCACGAGAACAACTATATCCCACGCCCGCACGCAATGTCAACACGAAAATGAGTGAGCCGCATCACACAGGCGAGCGTGAGGTCAACGGACCCCCTTACGGAGGACCGTCACCGCCTTTGTCGCACACGGCAACACCCCACCCAAACGAAAAAGACGAGCACCATGACGAGCAAACCCGTCGTCATAAAACACCTGCACGCCCTCGACAGCGAACCCACGCCCCACGTAAAACCGGGACACGAAACCACCGGGCGACCCAAACGCCTCGCTACAGTAGCGCTCCCGAGACTCGCGATCAAGAGACCCAAGCCCCCACACCGAGTGCAAGAACACCTCACACACGCTCTCACGCTCACCAGCAAGAACCCAGCCGCCAGAGGAGCGCGACACGGTAACAGCGCCCTCGCGGATAACACCGTTGCTCTCCATCGCGCTCACCCACTGTGCAACCTCGCGCGCAGCTCCCTCACCTACGAGATCAAGGGACGCGGGCATTGAATTATCCTGCGCGCCCGCCGCGTAATCAGCCCAATCACGGACAACAATACACCCAGACGGGGATACCATGCGACCGATCAGCTCGAACAGCGCCTTGTTCTCAACGTTGCCGGGCTTACACGCAGGCGTCAACATCTCGTGGACAACGCTCGACATAAACACTACGTCAAACGCACCCACGTACTCGCCTAAACGATCAGCGCTCACGTGGCGAAACCAGCCGTCAACACACATCGCAGCCTCAACGTCAGGATGCGCGTCATGACAGTAATACTCGCCGCCCGCTCCCTCAACCAGATCACGCAACAGCCGCGCGTTCTCCGGCATACCGCAACCAAAATCGAGCACCTTCACACCCGGACGCACATGCTCACGCAGCGCATCCCACTTCGACCCATACGAGCGCGCCATACGCCGCGTGTACGAACCATCATA